GTTTTTCAAGGGTGAGTCCACAGGTTAGTGGAGTAGCTCTTGTTTTTCATCAGCTATATAGTTAAGCTGGTGTCGTCCGGGACTGCTTGGTGTGTAACCAACGCTGTTATAAAGTTGTAAACCATAAAGGCTTCGACTTTTACAGAGAGAATTACGCCCAAGAGAAGTGCCAGTGAGTGTACTACGTCGGTTCGCTAAATAATACCAAGTATCTAAACAAAAATACTGGTCTGATTTAACTTGCCGCGAAGAAGAAATCCAAGCTAACCGAACGGGGTTACCCAAACGGTTTGTATAGGATTTAGAATGGTAAACGGAATCATTTGTTATAAGCCATGCGTCATGATCGACGACAGGACCTGACAAATGCTTCCGGATACAGCGCGGAATCATTGCTAAAGAGCTACGCCAAGCAGCCATATATCCCAAATGCAGACTTTCGTCTCCACATAGGGAAATGGCTTTACGGTATAGTCCATTAGTAAATCTTAACACGCTTTCCAAGTTCTGATCACAATTGTGATCCTCCTTAGAGTAGTACGAACGTACCAAATTGCCACGGTAATAGTCTTCGCCGCAAGATTCACGAAAGTGACCTTGCTTAAAAGATTTTTCCTCATTAACTTCAAAACCTAACTGTTTTAAACGGTATGCGATATCATCGTACGTTTCAACGTAACATATAATATCGTCGCCGTAAACACTATGGTTTGAATAGTTTAATGGGATATTCCGTTGCTTATACACGACCCGAACAATCGCAGCAAAAATCGCTGTTTCAAGTTCGAAGGTGAATCCGTTGCCCATTGCTGAGAATTTTTCATTCTCAAGGGCTGCTGATCCATAATCCGTGTACGGGGTTCTTAATTTTTCCATATAGTCAAGTATTGGCGTGCCCTCGAAGAGGAAACGAACAACTTCACGACTAATGAGGTCTGATGCAGACGAGAGGTCCATAGTAGCCAAAAGGCCATACAGTGAACCAAGTCGCGCTAAAGCGCGGTTTCTGCTCTGATCAAACAAATTAAGTCCCCACTTTGAAGCCAAAGCCGTCTTCATCCATGATCCCAATCCTATCTGAAAATATAAATTTAAAGTAGGTTGGACACCAATGGGACGGTTCGTCTTCGAAGTTTTTGGTACTTGCTCAAAACGATCGCAATTAGTTATTACCAAATTTGGCAAATAACCCTCTAACTCTTCGTAGATTGGAGCTAGTGTTGCGGCAATATCCCTCGTTACCGAGAAACCATTTTTATACTTCTTCCATAGCGGGCTCTGAGAATTCTCAGAAGCGCCTTTGCCATGGTTGCAGTATTTAAAGGTTTTGAAAGGAGAAAAATCTGAAAATAAAGATTTAAGTTCAGTTTTAACGTCCCACCAAAAGTCAGCAGTTGATTTTCCAACAGTACTGACTGGATACGGGCTCAGCTGAGTAAAAAAACCATTAGTTACACGGTTTTTCTGCTCACACCGAAGCGCAGTTTGCAAAGTAACCACTTCTAGCTTTTCAGCTGGAACCTCCTTAGAAAAGAGGCCTTTACGAAATAAATCGTAAGGTTGAGTACTTTGTTCATACGCATAGATGTTACTAAAGTCTGGACGTGGTATTTCTACCATAGACAGTTTTTCTTCAGTAATTTCATCTGAGCCAAGTTTGTTTGCAATTTGCTTTAATAAACGATTCCAATGCCGAGATGGCACAATGAAATCGCCGCAAGTTTTTAAAACCTTGCTCTCCTGATCACACCTTTCATTAGGTAGCCGTAAATAGCGTTCACACGCTACATGGCCCTTCTTCCGTACCGATTTTGGTATACGAAGAGATGATCCTTTATGTTCCGATTTATTATCAGCTAACATATTGAGTCCTTAATTGGAAATTTGACTAATCGTTTAAACGATCATATCATTACCAGAAATCTGGTCTTTGATTAACACTTCAGATACAGCAGCATCAAGAAAAGCATAAATATCAGCTTTTTCTAACGCAGTTGCACCGTTGGGCATGTCAAATCTACAATCAATGAACAAAGGAGTTATTGCAACACCATCCACGTCGAAACGTGGTTTGGTTAAAAGTAAACGGTTTTTTGCAACAGATTCGTCATCACGGTTACTCGGCGCAGTGCTTTTTAAGGCAACGCGAGTAGCTTGTGAAAGTTTGCCGTCAACACCTGGTGCTTCCCAACGTACATAGCCATTATCTTTGGCTACGAGTGGAAAGTCGACAGATGAGCCGGTCGAATCTGAAAGTGAAATACTAATTGCAGTAGACATTAATTGTCTCCCTTGTGAGGTAATTACGTATTTGTAATTCCTAGTTTAAATAGAGTCGTTAGGATGTTTTACGTCCGTTTCGACCAGTAAGTTGGTATAGCAAAGCAGTGGCATCTAAAAGTTTATAGAGTCCTAATCCATCTTGGATTTCTTTGCGCATACTAGCGATAGGATCGAAAGTTGCATACGGCCAGCTCGTTTTTACATAACGATAATGCTGTTGGTATGCAATGAAAAGATCCTCTGGAAGTTTGTTAACTTGTACATCATAGTTAGGTACGGACTTTTCACAGTCCCACGTTAACTTATTGACCTTTTTATGAACAACGGTTTCAAAACCATCGAACATTTGAAGGCCACGATATACAGTAGCTTGGTTTAAGTAATCGCTGGCATTAATGAACCAATCAGCAACAAAGCTGAAAGGAACTAATTCCCAGACAACGGTTAGAGGGTTTAAAAGCCCCCATTGTGCCAAGTCACCCATACTTTCGTCGAGCGGATCGCTTGCAAAAGAGAATCCCATTCGGAATTTCTTTTGATCGCTTACCGTTTCTTCGTTAGCAATGAAAGGACTTGAACACGAACTGTTAAGGGGTTTCCCATTAACAGTACCGCTAATATTTCCAATCCAACTTGCTTTTTCAAGCACGTTGCCGGAACTATTATAACTCTTACCTTTGCCGTTAACAACTGAAAATTTTCTATCTTTTGAATTGTCATAAAATATATCAATAGATGATGCCACATCAAGAATCAGTGGCGTCCATCCATATCTATATTCAAGCCAATTCGATTGCAGTGATCTACCCTTAGAAGCCTTTTTAGGTTTAACCGTAAGGCCAAGGATACTCGCAGCTTTAGAAAATCGCCCCTTTTTAATCGAAAGGAGCGCAGCGGTCATCGTGGTAACAGCATTTGTTGCCATATTAACAGATTTCCGTGCTTCCAGTAGTGATACAAGTGACATTGCAGTGGGTCGTAAACGTTTTTGCATATTAAAAACCGCTTCATTATAACCAGGCCCGTTAAGGGTGGCGTTTAACGAAATCGGCTGTTTATAGCGACGTTCACTTGACCACGATGGCTTAAGAGTGTTTGTGATACTTTGTTTAGGGTGGTAACCCTTAAAAGTAAAATCAAACTCAGTCGTAACCCGATCCGGATTTAACGGGGGGTTACGTTCCTCATGAGTCATTGTGGCTGATCCAACGCAATTTGCACTTGAGATATCACCAATCTTATCCCCAGAGCTATTACAAATGTAAACATTTGTAAACGAAGCTTTGGTGTTCTTTAACAAACCGGTGTAAGGGTGATAAACCCTACGGCCATATGGCCAGCCAGCAATAAAATTTATAAGTGTCGCATTTCTGTTAGTGATTTTATCACCAGCAGTGTACGATGCTATACAAGTAGTATTACTGGTTTTCCGTTGGAGTGACATAAAATGTTCCTCGATTGTTAAAGAGCTCAATGAATATATAATTCACTGGATAAGAGCACACATTCACATGTGTGCGTTCAGAGGCCAAAACGGCCAACGGCCATTAGACGCAGCAAAACTGCGAATAATGTGTCTTAACTAAAATAGGATACGCTGTAATAGCGGTCCCCTACGAAAGTAGAAACACAGATTCCAGGAAAATTAAATGAAGATAATAAAAGTAGTACTCGGGATAATTGGTTCTTTTCTCCAATCACCCATAAGTACGTTACTCGCTTTAGGAATTATATATGCACTTATAAGCACATTTTCTTTCACAAGCGTCCTTTTATGGATCTTCATTTAATGGTAGCCTTTAGGCTACCCC